AATGGTAACAGTTAATATGCAGATTGAAGTATCTGCTGTTAAAGGTGCATTAGATCAGATTAAAAGAAAGATCCCTAGTGCTAGTCGAAAAGCTATGGCTTTGACTGCAACTTTTATACAGAATGTTATAAAAGATCGTACAAGACGAGGAAGAAGTGTTAAAGGTGGAGCATTTAAAAGATACTCTAAAGGCTATGCAAAAGTTAGAGCTAAAAGAGGTGCTACATTAACACCTAATTTATTTTTTACTGGTCAGATGTTAGGGAATATGTCATTTAAAAAATTATCTCAAACTAAAGGACAGATATTCTTTCCTAATCGAACACAGAATATAAAAGCATTTTTTAATGATCAATCAAGACCATTTTTTGATGTAAACAGATCAGAAGAAGATAAAGCAGTTGAAGTATTTAGAAAATCATTTGAAAAAGAATTAAGAATATGAGTGAAAGAGAAGATATTGCGGCTCACATAGTTACAACCCTTACTGCGGTTAGCAGTCCGATTACATTCGGCAAAGTAACGAGAGAGCCTTTTGAATTAGATGAGTTGTCCCAACAACAATTCCCAGCAGTCTTTGTACAGACCGCTGATGAGACTAGGGAAGATATTACAATCAAGAATAGTAATATCACTCGAACAGGGACAATAGATTTTAGAATATTTGGTTTTGTTGCCAATGCAAGTGCAAGTACAGTTAATATAGATACTAAACGGAATGAGTTAGTAACAACAGTTGAGACTGCATTGGATAGCGACAGAACCAGAAATGGCAACGCATTGGACACACAATTAGTTGCTGTTGAAACAGACGAGGGAAGTATATTTCCTTATGGTGGTGCTATCATCACTATAAGATGCTTCTATAACTTCACGCAAGGAACACCATAATATGAGTGATAAAGTTTATTTAATTAAAAATGGAATTACAGTATTAACTGATAATCCTAATAAATTTCTAGCAGATGGGTGGACACATAAGCATAACAACCCAGAAGCTAAGAAACCAACAGGGAGAACTTATGGCAAAAAGAAAAAAACTCCAAAAAAGTAACGGAGACACTATTGAGGTTTGGGATTACCAAGTAGAGGAAATGATCGAGCAAGGCTGGTCGGATTCATCTGCAAAACCCAAAAAAAAATCAACTAAACCAAAATCTTTTAATACAGAAGAAGGAGAAGAATAATGGCAGTACATACAGGATCAGCTGGTCTAATTAAAATAGGATCAAATACTGTTGCAGAAGTAACAGCATTCACTATGGAGACTACAGCAGACGTAATTGAGTCAACTGAATTAAGTGACACTAGCAAAACATACGAAGTAAGCAGAAAAAGTGGAACTGTAACTATTGAAGCCGCTTGGGACGAAACTGATACAAATGGTCAGATCGCATTACAAGAAGCAACAGGAGTTACTTTGTTACTTTACCCAGAAGGTGCTGATAGTGGAGATTATTTCTACACAGTACCAGCAATCGTAACAGGAAACTCTGTTTCAGTTACTATGGACGATCTAATTAGATTATCTATTTCTTGTCAAATAAATGGTGCTATCACTAGAGGTACAGTATAATTTGACAATCAATCCAAATTAGGATAAAAAAAGCGTATGTCAGCAATCGACAAAATAAGAGATCATTATAATTCATTAAGTAATGGCGAGAGCAAATACTTTGAAGAATGGGATTTAACTTTTTATAAAGAGCCTATCAATCTTGAAAAGAAAGGTAGATTATTTAAAAAGATGGAACTCGATCCAATCGAGGGCTTGGCATACGCATTGATTGAACTTGCCTTAGACGAACAAGGTAAGAATTTATTCACTCTTGAAAATAAAATGACATTAATGAAGAAAGCTGATCCAGATGTATTATCTGATGCGGCAACTTGGTTAATGAAAACACCAACAAAAAAAGACATTAAAAAAAAATAGCAAACGATCCAGACTATCACACGATAGTCCAGTTAGCTGATTATTTAAAAATACCTATTCATCAAGTTCAAAAATTCTCAATAGAAGAATTTATAACTTGGATTGTGTTCTTAGAAGATAAGAACAAAAAAGAACAACAACAAATTAATATGGCGAAAGCTAGATCACGGAGATAGATGGCTAAGAATGTAAAAATAACGATAAGTGCAGTTGATAAAACTAAAAAGGCACTCAGTAGCACACAAAGGGGTTTATCTAAATTAAAAAATAGTGTTTTTAGTTTAAAAGGTGCATTACTTGGACTTGGTGCTGGTGCTTTATTAGTTAGTATTGCTAAAATTTCTGCGAGGTTTGAAGATTTACGAGACTCATTATCTTCTGTTACAGGCAGTATTGAAAACGGAAGAAAAGCATTTTATAAGCGACTTTGCTACTAGAACACAGTTTGGTGTTGAAGAATTATCAAGAAGTTTTATCACATTAAAAGCAAGTGGTATTGAGCCAACTGAAAAATTATTAAGAGTTTTTACTGATACAGCGGCAGTAACAACCGATCAATTAGGTACACTAGACGCTATGACTAGAGTATTCTCTAGAGGTGTTCAAGGTGGTTTAGGTTTAGAAGAATTAAACCAAATAGCTGATCGTGGTGTTCCTGTATTTAAAATATTAGAAGAACAATTAGGAATTACAAGATTAGAAATTGCAAAATTTGGTCAATCTACTGAAGGTGCTGGTAAAATTCTTGAAGCCTTACAAGTTGGATTAAACAAAGAGTTTGGTGGAGCAACAGAGACTAAATTAGATAATTTGAGTATTGCCACTTCAAACTTACAAATTGCATTAGCAACAGCGGCAGATGAATTTGGACAAGGTGGATTTACTGGAGCTTTAACAGAAGCGGCAGTTAATCTAACAGAATTCATTGAAAGCAATAAGGAAGGAATTAGAGTTGCTGGTGAATATGCTGGTGAGATTGTTAGTAGTTTATCTCAAGCATTTATAAATTTATCGAAGTTTATTGGCTCTAGCAGATTTGAATTATTACAATTTTTAGACGCATTAGGTTTTGATGTAGAATTTAAAACACAAGAAGAATTTTCACAAGCAATCGCTGATCAAAGTTTAGAAGTTGAAAATTTAAGAAAAAAATTAAAACAATTAGAATTAGTACAAACTATAACATTTGCTAAAAATACAGAAGTCGGAAAGATGGCTACTGAAAAACTCACAAAAGAGTTTGAAGAACAAAGTTTAAAATTACAAGAATTACAAGACGATTATCACCATTTTAGATTAGCACAAGCTCAAACAATCGAAACAACGATTGCATTAAATGAAGCTCAAGCATTGAATCAAGAAAGTTTAGCAACCAGCATTAGACAAAGTGGAGAATATGTTGAAAGTTTAGACAAAATAGGAACAGCCGCAAATGTAGCTGTTGAGGGTATAGAAGCATTATCATTAAACAAGGATTTGCAGATCAGAAACAGGCTTCAAAAGATGCACACGAAACAGAAACAAAACAGCTAAAAACTAAAAAAGAATCAGAGCAAGATTTGTTTAAAGCTATGGGTAAATTAGCTGATGAAGGTGCTAAGCGATCTAAAAAAATGTTTAGAGTTAAACAAGCATTAGCAATAGGTGAAGCAATAATGAGTACTTATGCTGGTGCGGCAAACGCTTTGCAAAATTATCCAGCACCATTTAGTTTTGCTATTGCCGCTTTAACAGTTGCAACAGGATTGGCACAAGTTGCTAACATTAGAGCACAGCAACCACCAGCACAATTTGGTGGATCAAGACAACAAGGAACTCCTTTCTTAGTTGGTGAAAAGGGGCCAGAATTATTTACACCAGTTACTGCTGGAACAGTTACACCTAATCATCAATTAACAGGTGGTGGTCATACTGTAAACTTCAATATAACAACAGTTGACGCACAATCATTTGGTGCTTTACTAGATACAAGACGAGGACAAATAGTAAATATGATTAATACTGCTTTAAATAATAAAGGACAAGCGAGCTTAGTATGAGTGGTGCATTTCCAACAACACCGATTGCTAACGCTATTAAAATTAAAAACAATCAAACAACGATTGTATCTACATCTATTAGTGGTCGTAGACAAGCTAGACAATTACAAAACCAAAGATGGGAAATGACAGTATCGTTTCCGCCAATGACTAGAGCAAACTTTGCTCCTATATTTGCTTTTATTAATTCACAAAGAGGGCGTAAAGAGTCATTTACATACACACCGCCAATTATTGATGACGCACTAGGAACTGAAACAGGATCAGTATTAGTGAACGGAGTTCACGCTGTTGGAGATACAACTATTGCTATGGACGCATTTGCTGGTGATGGTGCTGGTCGATTTAAAGCTGGTGATTATATTAAGTTTGCTTCACACGATAAAGTTTATATGGTTGTGTCAGATGTAACGTCATCAAGTAATGCTGCAACAGTAACAATAGAACCACCATTAACAACTGCATTGGCTGATAATTCAGCGGTTACTTATGATAGTGTTCCATTTACAGTTGCATTGAAAAATGATGCTCAAGAGTTTCAAATAGGACAAGACGCTTTATTTAGATACGAATTAGACTTTATTGAGGTTATATAATGGCTAGAGGTTTACACTCTGACCTAAAGACTGAATTAGCAACAGATCATTTAGACCAGATACATTTAATTCAGTTTACCATTGGTAGTACGATTTATTATAGAACGACAGCGTATTTTGATATTACTTACGATAGCAATACATATACTGCTGGTGCTGATCTATTACAGATACCATCAATTACTGAAGCCAGTAAAGTTGCAACAAGCTCTGTTAATTTTTCTATTGAGGGTGCGAGTCAAACATTTATAAGTTTATTTTTTAATAATGACCATATTCATAGACCAGTAAAAATATTTAGAGCATATTTAACTGACGCTGGTGCATTAGTTTCTAATCCTTATGTAATATTTTTGGGTTATATATCTGGTTATAATATTAATGAAACTATGACGACAAGTAGAGTATCTATTAATGTTGCTAATCATTGGGCAAACTTTGAAATGAAACGAGGAAGAAGAACTAACGATAATTCACAGCAACAGATATTTAATGGCGATAAGTTTTTTGAGTTTTCAAATGCTATGATGGTAGATATTGAATGGGGTAAAAAAATAGATGACCAGTAAATATAAAGTCATAAAAGCAGAAAAACATCACATAAAATATTTACAAAGATTTGTTAAAAATATGATTGATGGTGCTGATATAATTTTTCCTCAAATGAATGTAGTTAAAGCAACTCGATACGGATCTAAAATGATAGAAGATGGAACTGTATTGTGTCTAGTACACGATAAAGAAATTGTTGGATCAGTTTGTGGTGCAATAGTCGGCTGGTGGTTTGCTGATACGAAAGTTTTAACTGAACAAGGTTTTTGGATTAATAAAGAACATAGAAACTTAGAAACTGCAAGTATGCTGTTAAAAGCATTTAAAGCATTAGCAGATCAAAATAATATGCCTTGTTTATTAAATACGTTAGATGGAAAAGATATTCCTGTTAGAGATAAATTATTTGCTGAACACGATTTTAGGCGTGTTGGTTTTAAATATGGGTATGGTTTGTAATGTGCGATAATCCGATTGATGACATAAAAGATTTTGTTGATGATGGCTTAGATTTTGTAGGTGATTTTTTTGATGAGACCTTAGACTTTTTGTTAGGCTGGATGATGCCAGATATGCCAGATATGCCAGACTTTGAAGCTATGCTTCACGGAGACGGGATAATGGTCAATAAAAGGAATTCAGACGCTTCCTTGCCTGTCTTATATGGTACTCGAAGAATTGGTGGTAATATAGTTTGGCTAGCAACATCTTCTGATAATCAGTTTTTATATGTTGTTGTTGCATTATGTGAAGGTCAAGTTGCAAGAATGACTGAATTATATTTAGACGATCAATTATACGCAACTTATACAGGCTCAGATGGAACTTATGGAACTGCCAATCAAGTTGTATCAAGTTTAAATGTTGGATCGCCAACTTCTGCTCCAACAAATACTTCTGGTTTAACTATTGATACAGATCACCCAATGTATAAAGCAGTCGAAGTTATAGATGATGTTGATACAGATATTTATCCAACTAATTTTATATTTTTTGATGGTCACGATGCTGGTTTTGATACTTCAATTAATTTTAATACTTCAAGTTTAGGCTGGACGTCCGATCATTTAGGTAAAGGTGTTTGCCACGCTATGTTTAGTTTTAAATATAATGCTGACGCATTTGGAAAAATACCAAAAATAAATTTTGTTATAAGAGGTACACAAGTTTTAACTGATTTAACAGGATCAACTTATGCTTATTCTGCAAACCCAGCTTTGTGTTTGTATGATTTTTTAACAAATACTAGATACGGAAAAGGTTTATCTGCAAAATCTATTTGAGATACATACAGCATTAGGAAATAAAACTAAACTTATTGATAATGTCAAAAAGATAGTATCGTCAATGAGATCGTATTTTACATTTAGTGGTGGTTTATACACAATTAAAGTTGAAGGAACAGGATCAAGTGTTTTATCTATTAATGAAGATATGATTGTTTCTGGTATTCAAATACAAGGTGAAACAAAACAAAAAAGATATAACAGAGTTATTGCTCGTTTTGATAATGAAGAAAAAAATTATCAACCAGACGAAGTTATCTACCCGCCTAAAGATGAAACAAATGTTGGAGCTAGTTATAAATACGCAACAATGCTTTCTAATGATAATGATGAAGAATTACATTTTGAGATGCAGTTGCCTTGTACGACTAATCCATATCAAGCTGAAGATTTAGCTGAATTAGTTTTAAAAAGATCAAGAGATGGAATAACTGTTAAATTTGTAGCGACTTCTGAAGCTCAAGAGTTAATTGTAGGCGACATATTTCAACTTACACATAGTGGAATGGGATTTAGTTCTAATAATTTTATTTGTGTTGGATTAAGTTTGCAAAATAATGGTAATGTAGGAATAACAGCAATCGAATATTCTGCTGATGTTTATACATATAACACTAAATTACAAACACCATCACAACCAACTACTTTCTTGCCAGATCCAAAAACTGTTCAAGCCCCTGTGTTAGTTTCTATAACTGATACACCAGTTAATGTGACTGAAGGAAACTTAAATGTTATTATGACTGTTTCATTGAGAGGAACTTCAGACTATTTTGTAGATAAGTTTGAGGTGGTTTACAAGAAAAGCACAGATACAATTTATAAATCTGCTGGTATATCATCACAGGCAATAAGAGAGATACCAGTTGAAAGTGGTGTAACATATAACGTTAAAGCAAGATCAATTAACACATTAGGCTATAAATCAGCTTATGTCTCTGGAGATCATTTTGTTGTAGGATTTAGTGATCCACCAGCTAATGTTGCTAATTTTTCAATAGATTTTCAAGACGAGATTGCAGTTTTAAAATGGGATCCTTCTGCTGACTTAGATTTAGCTTATTATCATATTAGATATTCGCCAAATACTAGTGATAGTTATCCTAACAGTATTGTTTTAGTTGATAAGGTCAGTCCACCAGCTAACTCAGTCATAGTACCAGCTAAAGCTGGGGTTTATTTTATCAAGGCATTTGACTTATTAGGACACGAAAGTTTAACTGCTGGAAGTGTTATAGGAACTGTAACAGAATTTGCTGGTCAAAACCTAGCG